CGCACGTAAAGATTTAGGATATGGTACATTAAATCCAAGATTTGACCAACCAAGAAGTTTTAATCAATATTCTCAGCCTCCCGTCGAAGACGAAGAGGCTGAGAATTCTTTAAGCTCAGATACATTAGAAAAAGTTTTGAGCAAATTATTAGATTATCAGTCTGGCGACCCTTTAGCCAAGAAAAAATCAAACCCATTTTACTATGCGGGATCTGCTACTAAAATATCAGAACTCTCAACCGCAAAAGGAATGGTACCTTTTCCAAATATGTACGATAGCAGGACTAGTTCAGGTTTTGGGGGAAGTGGAGAATCACTTCCTCATCCAGGCCCAACCGTTGGGTTTCGAACAAACTCAAGACCAACAGGAACAAAATATGGATTTTCTAAAAGTCCATACCCTGAATATATATTAGATGAACCAGATTATTCGCTTGAAGATATTCTGTCTTCAGATGAAGATGAAAAAAGTGTAGCAGACTTAAAAAAGTTGGTACATTTGATTCATAAAGAACAAGAAGATGAAAATTAGAAATGGAATTAGCAGTTTGAGTGTTATATTTAATTCAAAATGCCTTACGCGGTGGGAAGTATGAGTTTAAGCCTTTATCAAGATGCAATTATCGAAGCGAAGCAGCTAAAAGAAGCTGCTGAGCAGAATGCAAAAAATAAAATCATTGAAGCACTCACGCCTCAGATTCAACTTATGATCGAACAACAATTAACAGATGAATTCGAAGAAGACGTCGACGTTGATGTTGAAGATGATATTGAAGATGTATCAGCAATGAGCGCTCCAACCTCTCCAACCGAACCTACAACTACAGTTTTAGATTTAGGGTCGATGGTTTCAGCAGATGAAGAATTTGCTGGAGAAGAAGAAGATGAGCCAGATATCACATTAGATATTGACGGTGAAATTCATTTGGATTTAGAGGGTGAAGAAGAAGACGACGACGGCGAAGAAGGCGATGTAGAAAATGTTAGTGTTGAAGATGAAGATCTGCTTTTAAGTAAAGCAGGTCTTGATATGTTAGAGTCTTATATTAATCGTTCGAGAAATCAAAAAGTTTCCTCAAGAGTTAAATTAATTTCTAAAAGAATTAATAATCTTAAAGAAGCTATTGGTAATGTTGATTTCAGAAAATTAAACGTTTCTGAAAAGAAGATAGCTTTAACATACTATGGCAAATTATTGAACGAAGTGTTCAGTTTGTCACAGAGCGTAATAATTATGAGCGAGTCTGTTGATGAAAGACTCGAATACCGAATTCTAGGAATGCTTAAGGAGATAAAAGATATGTCTAGGAGAAAAGATAGGTCAGCGTTCCGCAGACTCTTTGAGGAGCTAGCTCAAGATGAGGGTCTTCGTGAACAGGACGATGAAATTGCAGTAGAAGATGAAGAAGTTGAAGTCGATGTGGACGAAGAAGTCCCCGCGGCGGAAGACGTCGACGTCGATGCAGCCACAGGCGCTATAGAAGATTTAGGCGCAGCACTTGGACTCGACGTTTCAGTTGGGGAAGAGGAAGATGAAGAAGACGTCGAAGTAGATGTCGGAGAAGATGAAGGCGTCGAGCTAGAGCTCGAAGAAGTTGATGAAATGTATGAAATTTCAGAAACAGCTATTCGCCGTGAACTTCGCCGCATGCGACGTCTTAGAGAACAAGAAGAGGGCCGCGCTGCAGAAGCCGATCCAGCTCTTGCTCACGGCGGAGAAGATCTTGGCGATATCGAACTAGATATTAGTGAAGAAGACCTCATCAATGCACTTGCAGATGAGCTCGGAGAGCCAAGCGTTCCAACACCAACCGTTGAATCGCGACGACGAGCACGTCGACGCCGCAACAGAAAAGTAAATGAAACTCGAGCGCGCAGAGCAGTTAGAAATAACCGTCCAACAGGCGCTGCAAGAGAAAATGTTCGTTTAAAGAAACAGTTACAAGAAATGAATCTGTTTAATGCAAAACTGCTTTTTGCTAATAAGCTCATGCAAAATCGTGGACTTTCTACTAAGCAGCAGCGCGCAATCGTTGAAGCCCTTGATAAGGCATCAACAATCAAAGAGGCTAAGTTGCTATATAGTACGCTTAGCAAATCACTACAGCGTAGATCCGGAAGAACCCTTTCCGAGGGATCTTCCAGATTGCTTTCATCCTCATCCAGATCAACCCGGTCGGCAGCCCCGGCCAAGAGTGGTGTTGAGGTCGACCGATGGGCAGTCCTTGCTGGACTACACAACAAATAACCCTTATAGGAGAAAACTAAAATGAGTAAGAAATTTACACTCAATCAGTTGACAGAGGGTATTCGGCAAAGACACGTCGGAACCCAGAACCGTCGACTAATAGAAAAGTGGGCCCGAACAGGACTTCTTAGAGGTCTTGAGGGAACAACCCGCGAGAACATGGCCACTCTGCTTGAAAATCAGGCTGCTCAAGTTCTTAGAGAGGCTAACAGCCTTTCAACCGGAGGTGGAAACCTCACTTCCAGTGGTGATATCCGTGGATTCACGAATATTGCATTCCCAATCGTCCGTAGAGTATTCGGTGGATTGATTGCTAATGAGTTGGTTTCAATCCAGCCCATGAGCCTTCCTTCTGGCCTTTTATTCTATCTTGACTACACATATGGAACTAACGTTGGTCAAACCGGCGCTGCTAATGCTGCTACTTATACCGCGGGACAGTCCATTTATAATGCACCTCCGGGCAAGGGCATCCGCTCTGGTTCACTCGGTGTTGGTGGTCAATATAACCTTGCCGGTTCCGGATATTCTAGAGTTCACAGCTCTTTTGCGCTTGCTTCCGATGATGCCTTAGCACGAGGCGCTTATGGTGCTGGGACTACCTTTTCAACCGGTGAAGTTGCTTCGGCTTCAGGATCAGATGGAAGAATGCTTCAATTCGATCCAGTACTTACTTCTGATATCGTAGAAACTGATTATGTTGGTGCTGAAGATGCTAATGGCGCATACAGCTTTGTTTGCGTTGCCACAGACGACTTTGCTGATGGAGACTTTACTCTTATTAAAGAGTTCGCTCTAGCAGAAGACGTATTGGGCACCGCGCCAGCTGGAATGGCCGTTATTGGTAATGACCTCAACGGAAAGAAGATTCAGGGAAGTGACAACCTTCTAAATGTTAGAAGACTCAATCAGCTCGGCACTGTTGTTGGTAATGCGTTCACGCCTGATCCTCTTGCAGATCCATCTGCTGCTACAACCGCGATACTTATGGTTGTTTCTGGTGTGCTCGATTCAGATGCAGAGCTCGCCGATGCAACTGTGAACTATCCACTGTCACCAGAGCTTAGCGTCGGAACTGGAGATACTCTTGTAATTCCAACTTTCGAATCTAACTTTGATACTGATCCTTCACCTGAGATTCCTGAGATCGACATTAAGATCGAGTCAATCGCGGTTACCGCAGTTACTCGTAAGCTTCGTGCTCGTTGGTCGCCAGAACTCGCACAAGATCTAAATGCTTACCACAGCCTTGACGCTGAGGTAGAGCTCACCCAGATCCTGTCCGAGCAAGTTGCTCTAGAGCTTGATAGAGAGATCCTCAATGATCTTCTTACTCAAGCAAAGACTAACTACTACTGGTCACGTGCTCCAGGTCAGTTTGTTAATAAGACAAACGGTACCACCGGTGGAGTACCCGCAAACACTTCCTTCACAGGAACTGTTAGAGAATGGTATGAGACTCTTATAGAAACTGTCATTGACGTTGCTAATGAGATTCACAGACTTACTCTCCGTGGTTCAGCAAACTTTATTGTAGTTAGCCCTGACATCGCTACTATCCTTGAGGCTTCGGTTCTTTATCGTCCGAAGTACAGCATGGACGGTGACGGCCAGGTAGCTGCTGGAATGAGTCTTGGTGCCGAACAGGTTGGTACACTTAGTAACCGCTTTACGGTCTACAAGGACCCTTACTTCCCAAGAAATAAGATCCTTGTTGGATACAAGGGTGGAAGCTATTTGGAGACAGGCTATGTCTACGCTCCATATGTACCACTTATCGTCACACCAACAATCTTCGCACCAGAGGACTTCACCCCGCGTAAGGGTGTTATGACTCGATACGGTAAGAAGATGGTTCGTTCTGACTTCTACGGTACAGTAACCGTTCAGGATCTCAACGTTATCTAATTCTTTAGGTAACGATTAAAATCCAACTTACTAAGAGGGACCCCAAGTGGGTCCCTCTTTTTTTTATTTTAAGTAAATAGTTATTATTATATTATTATAGCCACGGAGGACGTATGTCAATTGAATCACTAACTGATGAAACTACCAAAGTAGAAACATCTGTAACAGAAAACACTAAACCAGTTGAAAAGAAACAGGCTGAAAAGAAGCCAGTTGAAAAGAAACAGGCTGAAAAGAAGCCAGTTGAAAAGAAACAGGCTGAAAAGAAGCCAGTTGAAAAGAAACCAGCAGCTACTAACTCTTTGGAAACTTTAGTAAAATCTTTAGAAGCTAGATGTGAAGCATTAGAGCTAGAAGTAAAAGAAGTCCAAAAATCCAAAGTTGATAGAAACAAACTTCAAAAAGCGTTAAGAGCAGTGACCTGGCCCGCTAAAGCTGCTGATTTATTTTAATAGCTATTTGTTTTATTGAATAATTATGACTAAGGATGATTTATGGCGTGTACGCTCAAAGAAGCATATAAACCCGCTGGCGGCTCTCCTCAAGTTAAACCAAAGAAGGAAAAAAAAGAAATGAGTGGAAAAAAGAAAGAAAGTTTATACGACGACGATTTCGATTTCGTAGAAGCTTATGATGAAGATCCAGCGGAAGCTGATGAGCGCATGCTACCAGAGAATGATGCACCATCTGCTATTTCTTGCGCTTTTCTTGGAATAGGCGGCGGAGGCGGAAAACTAGCTAAAGCATTTTTAGATCTAGGCTTCAATAAAACGCTTTTAATAAACACAACCGAAAAAGACCAGCCCGATGGAGTTCCCGAAGATCACTTCTTGCTGATACCCGGAGCGGACGGCGTTGGCAAGGACGTGGCTCTTGGAAAAGATGTCCTTAGTGATAATGGCGCTTTAGTAGAAGATTCACTCAGAACCCGGATCGGGAAAGTAGATTGGCTCTTCGTCCTTGCCGGTGGTGGAGGCGGAACTGGAAGCGCATGCCACAGTCTACATAAATCATTAGAGAGATATTTGAGCTCAGTTGGTGCTTCTGGCAAAGTTGTTTATGTGGTTACAAAACCATCAGCCCAAGAGCTCTTAAATCCAACAATCGCTAGTAACAGTAAGCTCCTATTATCTGATGTTGCTTCTTCTCCCCATATTGTTTTAGACAACGAGAGACAACTACAGCTACTTCGTGGTAAAGTTGGTATGCTTGGGATGTACCCCAGCGCAAATAAGAATTTTGCTAAATTAATATTGCAGGTGTTAAAACTTGCAGAAGAAACATCGCCAATTCAAACGTTTGATTCTAAGGATTTAGAGAAGTGCCTCGCAGCGCCCGGAAGAATGTTGGTTGGTAGTACAGTAATAAGAGACGTTACGGCCCGAGATCTTGGTTCTACCTTATATCAAGGGTGCATTAAGTCATCCCCATGCCCTGCCCCTGCTAAAAGTTCAAAAACTGGCGTTATGCTGTTAGTTGTAACTCCAGATATGGCGGCAGATCCAGAAGTAAGTAATAAAATTGAAGCAGCATTTTCATATGTTGGCGGAAGAACTGAAACTCTATTTTCAGGTGTATATCTTAAAGATAGGCTTCCCGGCTTAATCGCTATCTCTATTCTTGGTGGCATGTAAATAATTTTGAAAAAATAAATTTCAAATTCTATTGTAAAAATTACACGCGAAATTTTACTAGGGCCAAAGCCGCATCTGATTGCTTAAGAATTTAATGGATCTTCTTTTATATTTAGTTAGGAGATTCATTGGAGTGACTAAATGGCAACCGCTTTTTATAAAACTTTAAACCCTACACCTTTTGGGGTGTTTGACGATGACGCAGAGTTTCAAGGCGATGCTGATTCAATGGTTACTTATGTTAAGAGAAAGCTCGGCGACGATATATTATCTGTTGAGTTAACTAAAAAGCAGATCTGGGCATGTTTCGAAGAAGGCACCATGGAATATGGTACCCTTATTAATGAATACCAAGCAAAATCACAGTTGTCCAATCTTATGGGTCTTACTACTGGCTCAGATATTCAGGGAAAATATGCCCATGAAACAATGGACTTTATTTTAAGACTTTCAGAGCCTTATGCACAAGAAGCTGGTATAGGTGGTTCTTATAATACGATGTCTGGATCTATTGAGTTAGAAAAAAATAGACAAGATTACGATATCTATTCAGAATTAAAAGATGAGAGTGGAAACCTAATATTTTCATCTAGCATGAACGACAACGGCGCTGGAAGATTAAAAATAATGGAAGTATACCACTTTAATCCCCAAGCAGCTTATAGATTTTTCGATACGACATCTGCAATCAATTATTTGAATAATGAATTTTCGTTCGAATCATTTACTCCAGAAACAGTTTTTTATGTATTGCCTGTTTTTGAAGATGTCCTCCGTGGTGGAATGATGGATTTATCTAATAGAGTGAGAAGGTCCAATTTTTCTTATAGGACTCAAGGCACTCAAATAAGAATATTTCCCACGCCAACAGGCGATGTGTCACCCAAAAAACTGTGGCTCAGAGTCGGGTTTGGAGCCAATCCTTTCGACCCAGCATATAATGACTCTACTATTCACGGTGTTTCAGGTCCATCAAACATTCCTTTTGGTTGGATAAGCTATTCATCTATTAATAGTATGGGGAAGCAATGGATATTTGATTACACTTTAGCTAATTGTAAAGAGCTGCTTGGATTAATAAGATCTAAGTTTTCTTCTGTTCCAATCCCTGGAGGGGATCTACAGCTAGATGGCTCTACATTAGTAACACAAGGAAGAGAAGATAAAGACAAGTTAAAAACTAGTATGTCAGAGTGGTTAGAGAGTTTAACGTATGAAAAAATGCTCGAAGGTGACGCTAACAAAGCCGAAAATCTTCAGCGAGTTCTAAAAACAATTCCAATACCTATGGGTAAATGTATAGTGATAGGATAATGAATCATGGCTAGACTCTTTGTAACACCCCGCGAACTAGATTTAATTTCTGATTTATCTCAAGAGATTATAAAAGACGTTGTCGGACAGAAAGTATATTATTATAAGGTCCGAAAAGACTTATCAGACGTCCATGACGTTTATGAAGAAGCGCAAGAAAAAGTTTTCAATCCCCCAATAGAGATCGACGCAAGAGTAGAGTGGTTCCAAGACGACGTCGTGGTAGGAAAATTTGGCATAGAGCAAAAGAATAAAATAACGGTATGGCTGCAATATAGAGATGTGATGTTTAAACAGCTTGACGTTGCAGCTGGTGATTTTGTTTCTTATGGAGATACTTTTTTCGAAATTCTAACTTCTAAAATAGATTCTACTATTTATGGCCAAGTAGAATATAGTACGGGATTTATATTAGATTGTAAGCAAGCAAGAAAAGGTCTCATCAATAAAACTCCGCATGGACCAACTGACGAATCTTATTCAGATGAAGACGCAACTCAAAAAGTTTTTGTTCAACAAAGAGGCTTTGAAGAAAATAGGCTTGGCCCAACAGGCGATAACAGAGCATTGATCCAACAGGGTAAATTAGATCCGCCGATTTCAAACGAGCCTGCGGAAGTGTCTCCAAGGGGAGATAATTCTGGCGTATCATCATCATTTTATGCAGATGAAGGGATTAAGGAAGGATAATGTCAACATATTTCCAAACTAGTCCAGATGCCAGAAAAAAAGGTTCTTCAAATGGAGAAGATCTGCATGTACCTTCTTGCACAATAGAAGACGTTGATAGAGCTCTGTTTAAATTATTCAATGAAGACTTGCCCCTTTATTTTAAAGAGAACAACAAAAACTCAAAAAGAATACCAGTTATATTTGCTACCGGCGAAAGATTCGCAGTTCTTAGAAGAAAGAAGCCTTTAAGAGATAAAGCCGGGGCTTTAATTCTTCCATTAGTTTCCATATTAAGGAGCGGCATAGCTCAAGGAGCTACCCGTGGAATGGGAACTAATCAAAATGCAGATATTACTATAAAGAAAAAGTTATCACCAAAAGATCCATCATACCAGAGATTAGTAAATAAAGAACAGTTAGAAAATCAAGATGACCGTGCATTTTCCGGGCACTATCTCCCTAATGTTAATCCTAATATTTCAGAAGGTGGTGGAACAAAACCCGGAGAAGTATCCAAGCGCGCTCCAAGAAGAGATGAGCTATCAGAATTTCAATCAGGCAAACTAATATCTGATAAAATTGGAAATAATATATACGAAATTTATACAATAAGAGCCCCCAAGTATTTTACAGCAACATATGACGTTACCCTTTGGGCACAATATATGCAGCAAATGAATGATGTCCTTAATGCTATAATGTCTTCTTATCATGGTCAAGGCAGTAGAACTTTTAGGATAGAAACTGATAAAGGATATTGGTTTACAGCATTCTTTGGAGATTCTTTGGGGTCTGAATTAAATTTTAATGAATTCTCCGATGATGAGAGAATAATTAAATACACAATGACAGTGGAAGTAACAGGATACATAGTGAATCCAAATTTTCCGGGTGGAGAAAGTACAGTTAGAAAATATATTTCTGCTCCACAAATTACTTTTGACATGACACAAATATCAGCAATGCCACAATCAATAAACGTCGAAGGTATTCCAAGCGGAAATCCAGATGACTATATTTTACAAGATTTGAACACCATGGATGATCCTAGAAAAGCTGGCGTCATTGGTGGCAATGCAGTAACTCCTAACCCAGAGTATTATAAAACAACAACAGTTGGTGGTACTCAGGCTGGAAGGGAGCCGTTAACAGTTGAGAGAGTTTATAAAGATGAAATCACCGGAGAAATGGTAAAACAAAAGTTGAAATTTACTTCGAGGAACCAAAGGAAGGGCGAAACCGTGTACAGCGAGCAAACAACCTTTGATTTGGGTGAAATAGTACTCACACCAAAATAATTTTTTGAGTTTAACATTAATACTTACTATAGACAGCATAAGAGCTTGAGGAGATAAAACATGGCAGAACAAACATTCCGGTCTCCAGGATTTTTTGAGCAGGAAATTGACCTTTCGCAGAGACAAAAGGCTCCGCTCGGGACTCCTGCAGGAGTTATTGGTACTGCAGAAAAAGGACCAGCATTTGTTCCTGTATCAGTAGGATCCTTCGCAGATTTTGAAACAAGATTTGGAACTCTAGATCCTGACAGATTTGGACCATACGCAGTTAGAGAATATTTAAAGCATAAAGACGCAGTGACTTATACAAGAGTCCTTGGCGCCGGCGCAAATGCCACGTCAACGGATATGAGTAGCACTACTACTTATGGAATTGTAAAAAATGCAGGGTTCAGGGTCGTTTCGTCAGCTACAACTGATGGTACAGACACTAGTCCAACTGCAAATGGTGCAGTCCAATTTATAGTCGCAGCGCATTACATATCAGCTTCTGAAGAAGGTGTAGGGTTTCCGCTTTTCACAGCAAACCAAAGCTTTCCAGATTTAGCAGATAGATCAGGTTGGGTTGGTACTGGAGATGCAGATAATACAGTAAATCTTTTAAGGGGAGTCTTATTAAACTCTACTGGTTCTAGATCGTTAATCGCTGATTGGGATCAAGAAATTGATGTAGCGTGGCTCCAAGGTAGTAGTGAAGATAAGTGCCTCGCAACAATCTCAGACAAAACCGCTGGCGACAACTCGCAGTACCAAACATTCAAATTCGTTGTTTCTTCATCAGCTGGCCAAGCGTGGGGTAATGACGATCAGGTTCCTGGATTAAGAATCTTCACAGCTTCTTTAAATCCAGCTAACCCGCATTATATTGGTAAATCTTTAAATACTGAACCAGACCTTTTCCAAGAATCGCAGCATGTTCTTTATTTAGACTATGCCGTAGAAGATGAGCTAGCTCCAGTGAGCTGGAGAAACGATTCTGTTGGAATCATATCTGGATCTGCTATGACCAACGCAGTTGGATTGAGTGATACTTGGATGAATTCTTTTGGTAGATTTGATACGAGATACACGACGCCAAGAACCACATCTTTCATATCTCAACCCTTTGGATCTCAAGAGCATAATCTCTTCCACTTTGAATCTTTAAGTGATGGAGCTTATTCTAATGAACAGCTCAAGATTTCTATTAGTAATCTAGTTGCTTCTACAGATGAAAATGATTTATATGGAACATTTAATGTAGAAGTACGAAGATTAAAAGATTTAGACACAGCAAAAGAATTTGTAGAAGTATTCCCCAATCTTTCTTTAGACCCGAACAGCGACCGATTCATCGGGAAGCAGATCGGTGATATGAAAGCGAAATATGATTTTGATGCAGAAGATCCTGCTGAAAGAAGATTAGTATTGACTGGGAAGTATCCAAACAAATCTGCAAACATAAGAGTTATTGTAGAAGATGCAGTATATAGGAAGCAAATTCCTGCAACCGCGATGCCCTTTGGTTTCCGCGGTATACCAGTCACGAAAACTACTAATACACTGACAGATTTAAGCCTTGGGTTAGTTTCAAATGGAAAAATTGTTACTACAGATGAAGTTCTAAATATTAGAATGGAAGCTGGCGGGCAAAATGTTCCGGCTGTAGCGGGTGGAATAAATACCTTACTAACCGGAGCTATAGTTCCCCCACTTCCTTTCCGATGTAAAGTAACTAGGGGTAGAACAGCGCAGTCTGCTACTTATATGGGAGAAGTTGGAGAAAACGAAAGAATCGATCCTAGACTATACTGGGGGACGATGACCGCGAGAATTCCACTTAGTTCTTCTTATAGTACATCTGGAATAGCAACTCCAACCCTTGATCCTAATGCCGGCGGGGTATTTAACCCGCTCATTAATGCTTACACAAGATTTAATGGCATTGAGAAATGCGATAACTTAGTATCTGGTACAGGTGCTGATGTGTTCAACAATAATAAGTTTACACTAGCAAGAGTCGCTTTAACAAATACTGAAGTTAACCTCTCTACTATTACAGGATCAGCTAACGAGCACATGATCGAAGCTTTTTACATGAGAGATGGAGAACCCGACGGGGCTGATTATACAGTTGCAGACGGAAGTTGGGGCAACAGGTTAACATTTGCCTCATTAATCCAAGAGAACTCTATAAAGTTTAACAGATTTACTAATTTTGCTAAGTTTACCAACTTGTTCTACGGTGGCTTTGATGGTCTAAATATCTTGGATAAAGATATTAGGCTTATGAGAGATAGAGCTGCATCGACAGATGCTGGTGGAAAAGCTGGAGAGACTCTTGACGGCGGACTTGGATTAAAAGGCACTAACGATGGCACCATGATGGGTGCTGGAGCTCTTAACAATGTTATTTTCTCATACAGAAAAGCATGCGAAATAATGACAGACCCAATGATAGTTAACACTAATTTGTTAGCTATACCGGGGATTAGAGATCCATTCGTTACTGGACGAGCAGCGAGATTAAACCAAGATTATTCAATGGCAATGTTCGTAATGGACATTCAGCAATATGATGAAGATGAGAATCGACTCTTTGATGATTCAGATTCATTTAGTAATCCAAGAGAAACAGCAGAGCAGTTCGAAGGCCGCGGATTTGATAATAATTACGCAGCAACTTACTACCCAGACGTATTTATCTCAGATCCAATTAATAATATGAACGTAAGAGTACCGTCTTCGGTTGTAGCTTATGGAGCGTTAGGTTATAACGACCAAGTCGCATATCCATGGTTTGCTCCAGCCGGATTCAACAGAGGTTCACTCGGATCAGTGGTAAATACAGAAGTAAGATTAAGCACAGCAGATAGAGACACACTCTATGATGCTAGAATTAAC